CACGCCGCAGGCGGTAGTGAGCCAAGTACAGACTGACCCGGAAGCGGCCAAGGCCAAACTGCGCGAACTCGACATCGAGCTGACCCGACTCTACCTACAGGATCAGCAAGACGCACGAGCAATGCAGATCGCCACGCTCCAGGCCGACAACGCCGGCTGGCTGGCCCGCAACTTCGTGTACCTGCTCGGCACCCTGGTGATCGTCGCAGTGTTCGCCTACATCGGCGCAGTGACGTTCGTGGAGCTGACGCCCACCGGCGAGCGGTATGCCGACATCGCGGTGACAGGCATTGCCGCAGGCTTGATCAGCAGCGTTACCGGATTCTTCCTCGGGCGCCGGCAGCGGCAAGAGAGCCAAGCGCCCCGCACGTTCATGGACGCGATCAAGACGAGGTGATCGATGCAATGCCCTGAATGCCCGAGAGGACGAGACGACTGCATGCCGCTGTCCAACCAGATGGCTGATGATGGAAGTTCGTTTCTCTGCGTTGGCTATAACCGACCGCAAGACAGGCATGTACCGGGAGACCGCTTCACCCACTGTTGGAAAAACAGTGCAGTGGATGAGCGCGGTCACTGGGACCGCCGTGACCTGCTCGACACGGTGATGGTCATGACGCATGCCCTTAGCCAGGACGAGAACATCCGTGTAGCAGAAGGCATGACTGACGATGAGATGAACGAAGTCGTGTTCGTAACGGAGGGAGATGATGGCTGACGTTACCCGCCTCCCGTGCGCGACCTACCGAACTGACATACCGGCAAGCCTTCGTGCCCTCGCCGAACAGCTCGAGCGCGGCGAGACGCCTATGCCGGAAAGCCTGGTGATGATCTCCAGCGCCGAGGATGAAACTGTCGAAGTCTTCACGCAGGGCATTCGCGCCGACGACGACGTGTTCACCATTGGCCTGTTGGAAATGGGCAAGGGCCTGGTGATCTCCAACCACACCGGCAACAGCGAGCCGGTCGAATGACACCCACAGCCGCAGGAAGGTGATCCCCCTGGCTACCAAGGCCCGGCGTCGATGGACGATTCACCCGGTGACCGCCCTTCGGAGAAAGCTCCCAAGGGCCCTATTCGATGAGGCAACCATGACCAAGAAGACTGCCCGGGAGGCTGTCGCGCTGACAGCACGGCAGTCTCGTTTCGTGGATGAGTACCTGATTGATTTCGACGCCCTGGATGCAGCGAGTCGATCTGACGGGGAGTTCGGCGATCAGCCGCCTCGATCCGGCTACTACGTCTACCTGCTGATAAGCCCTATCACCCGCCGGGTGTTCTACGTCGGGAAGGGTGTTCGGAGCCGGGCGCTACAGCACGGGCGAGACGCCAAGTCCGGCGTTGTGGGCAACGCCGAGAAGCACCGGGCCATCTGCGAGATTCACGAGCAAGGACAAGAGCCGCTCATCCTGTATCAGGCCATCGAGTCGGAAGCGGAAGCTTACCGCTGTGAGCGCCACCTGATAGCCGGGCTCAAAGATGCAGGAATCACCAACAAGTTGGGCGGAACAACAACGCCTGGTGAGCGGGTACGGGCCAAGGCTCGACACAATCTGAAGATGATGAAGGCCAGGGAGCGCTGGAAGCAGGAGCTTCCCCCCGAGATTGAGGCGCGGGTCATCCGCATCTTCGGAAGCCTGGACGCATGCTATGACCGGCTTCTCGGCGGCTTCATGGAGCTATCCCAGGTCCCTGATGACTTCAACGGCGCGTTCTCGCCGTCCCAGATTCTGGAAGGCAACCATGGCAGCACCTAAAGGCAACCAGTTCTGGAAAGCCAGGACCAAGCACGGCCGCGACAAGCTGTTCGCCAGTGCCGACCTGCTCTGGGAAGCCTGCTGCGAATATTTCCAGTGGGTGGAGAAGCACCCGCTGTGGGAGTCCAAGGCGTTCCATAATCAGGGCGAGGTCGTGACGGCCACTATCCCGAAGATGCGGGCAATGACTCTGGACGGGCTGTGCCTGTTCCTCGACGTGGATCGGAAGACGTGGGGCAACTGGCGCGATGATGAAGATTTTTTCCCAGTCATAACGCGCGTGGAGGCGGTGATCCGCGACCAGAAGTTCTCCGGCGCCGCTGCCGACCTTCTGAACGCGAACATCATCGCCCGCGACTTGGGACTGAGCGACAAGCAGCAGACCGAGCACTCCGGCGAGATCAAGACCACCGCCCCGACGATCAACATCACGAGGGAATGATGAGTGACGATGCCGCCCTCAACGTCAGGCTTCACAAGCGACAGGGGGAGGCGTTCGACTCAGAGGCCACCGAGATACTCTACGGCGGCGCAGCCGGCGGCGGGAAGTCTCACCTAATGCGCGTGGCCGCCATCATCTGGTGCGCCGAGATCGCGGGCCTGATGGTCTACATCTTCCGCCGGCTGTCCGACGACCTCGAGAAGAACCACCTCTACGGCCCGGGCGGCTTCTTCGAGCTGCTCGCCCCGTGGTTCAAGACGGGGTGGGCCAAGTACAACGGCTCGAAGCACTACATCGAGTTCTGGAACGGCTCGCGCATCTTCCTGGCTCACTGCCAGCACGAGAAGGATAAGTTCAAGTACCAGGGCGCTGAGATCCACGTCCTGTTGATGGACGAGCTGACGCACTTCACCGAGAGCATCTACCGCTACCTGCGCGGTCGCCTGCGCTTGGGCGCACTGGAGGTGCCTGAGAAATACCGGGGCATGTTCCCTCGCGCTATTTGCGGATCGAACCCGGGCGGTGTGGGCCACAACTGGGTGAAGTACGCATTCGTCGACGCAGCCCGCCCGATGGACGTGCATAGGGCGGCGAAAGCCGATGGCGGCATGCTGCGCCAGTACATCCCTGCGCGCCTCAACGACAACCCGTCGCTGCTCGACAACGACCCCGACTACATCGACCGCCTGGAGGGCTTGGGCAACCCCGCCCTGGTCAAGGCGATGAAGGATGGCGACTGGAACATCGTGTCCGGCGGCGCCTTCGATGACGTCTGGCATGAGGCGCGGCATGTCGTGCCGCGCTTCGCCGTGCCGTCCAGCTGGTACGTGGATCGCTCGTTCGACTGGGGGTCGACACATCCCTTCTCTGTCCTCTGGCATGCCGAGGCAGATGGCACCGAGGTAGCACTGGAGGACGGGCGCACCTTCTGCCCGCCCAAGGGCTCGATCATCGTCTGCCATGAGTGGTACGGCGCCAAGGGGCCGAACGAGGGCCTGAAGCTGTCGGCGCCTGAGATCGCCAAAGGCATCAAGGACCGCGAGGCATCGCTGCGTGAGGGTGACTGGTTACCCGCGTCGATCAAACCAGGCCCCGCCGACAACCAGATCAGCAACGTCAACGAGTCCGGCAGCGACAGCGTGGCGAAGAAGATGGAGGCGGAGGGGGTCAAGTGGACTGAGTCGGACAAGAAGCCTGGATCGCGGGTGAACGGTCTTGAACTGATCCGCACCCGCCTGAAGGAGGCTGCCAAAGAGGCGCCCGAGGAGCCGGCGCTCTACTTCATGGACCACTGCCGCAACATCATCGCCCATCTGCCGGTACTGCCGCGTAGCGAGCGCAATCCGGACGACATCGACACTACCGCTGAAGATCACGACTACGACGCCCTGCGCTATCGCGTGATGCGCAAGCGTCCCAATGCCGGAATGCGCCGGATCAGAGGACTCGCCTGACTATGCCCGTCACCACGACACACCCCCAATACGACGACAAGCTCACCGATTGGGAGCTGATGCGCGATAGCCTCGAGGGCGAGGGGGCGATCAAGGCCGCGGGCGCCGGCTACCTGCCGAAGACCAGTGGCCAACTGGCCCTCGAGCACCAGGCGAAAACCGACGAAAGCGCGATGCTGTCGCTCGACGAGGCCCGGGAGATCTACCAGTCCTACAAGCGGCGCGCCCAATACCCGCTGTGGGTGAAGGACTCACTGCGTACGATGATGGGGCTTGTGTCTCGCCAGGAACCCGAGATTAACCTACCGACCTCCCTGGCCTCCCTTCAGGACGAGGCCACGGCCGATGGCTTCCCGCTCAAGACGCTGTTTCTTCGCTCAGTGCTGGGTCTGCTGGCCTATGGCCGACAACCTCTACTCGCTGACTGGGATGGCGACGGCCGACCCTATGTGGCCCTCTACGGCGCGCTCGACGCCATCAACTGGCGCGAAGCTGATGTCGATGGGCGTCGCGACCTGGTGCTGAGCGTGCTGCGCGAGGCCGTACACCAGGGTGACGAGTTCAGTCACGACAGTGAGGCCCGCTACCGAGTGCTCGACCTCAACGAGGGTCGATACCGGGTGCGTCTGCTGGATGAGCATGGTGAAGCAGTCGGCGAGGAAGACATGCCGGGCACTAACCAGGCGCCGCTCGACTTCATCCCCCTGGTCTTCTTGGGCAGCACCGACAACAACGCCGACACCGACGAGATTCCGCTGCTGACCATGGCGAAAGCAGCGTTGAAGTCATACCAGCTCTCGGCGGACTACTACACCAGCCTCCATTACACCTCGCATCCCCAACCGTGGATCGCCGCGGACCTGGGCGAGGACGAGCAATTCAGTGTCAGCGGCCCCATGGCCGCCTGGAATGTGGGCAAGGACGGCAAGGTCGGGTATCTGGAATTCCAGGGTGCTGGCATCGAGGCCAACCGCACAGCGATGCAGGACCAGCGAAACACCGCGTTGGAGGCTGGGGCCAGAGTGATTGATGCAGGGGCCGACGAGTCCGGCGAGGCCCGCAAGGCCCGCCAGAGCGATCAACACACCAGCCTGTACAGCGTCGTGGTTACCGCGGCCGAGGGCATTGAGCAGCTGCTTCGCTACTTCGGCCGCTGGCTGAACCTGCCGCAGGCCGACATTGATGCCATCGCGTTCAAGGTCGAGCCCGAATTCACCAAGGCCGAGATCGATGCCGCAATGATGGGCATCGTTCGCGATCTGCGCCTGGCCGACGAGGTGCCGCAGGCGGTGCTGTTCGAGTCGTTGCGCAAGGCCGGGGTCACCAATCTCGCCGACCAGGACCTGTTGGCCCTGCTCGATGGTCAGGTAACCGACGATGAGTGATCGTGAGGACGCACAGCGCCGGATCGTCACCGCTCTGGCGCAGCATGTCTCATACCTGCACCGCACCGGCACAGCGCACGTCAATAAGGCGCTGGCGATCATCGACGAAATGAGCGCCGAGCTTCCTCGGGAGATCGGCGAGCGCCTCGACAACCTGACGCCTGCCGAGCTCCAGGCGTTCGCCCGGGGCCGCTACCACACGACTCGGCTCAAGGGGTTGCGCGACGCAATCGACCGCTGGGTCTCGACGCTTGGCGAGCGCATCAAGTCCATGAGTCTCAAGGAGCTGGCGGCCCTAGCCGATCAGGAGGCGGGATACGTCCGCGACCTCATCGCCCAGGCGGTAGAGGGCGAGATCCCGCCGGCTCCTGCTGTGGCATCGGCCGCTCTCTCCCGACCGGTGATGGGGGAGTTCGTCGAGGACATGCTGGCCGACATCGGACCGGCCACCCGCAACCGGGTCTACAGCACCATCCGCCAAGGCGTCAGCGAGGGCCAGAGCAACAGCCAGATCATCCGGGCCCTGCGCGGGACACCGGCGCTCAAGTACCGCGACGGCGTGCTGCAGACGACGCGCAACAACGTCGACAACGTGGTTCGCACGGCCCGGCAGCACATGAGCAACGAGGCCTACCGGGGGACCTACAACGCCCTGGGCGTCACGCATGTGGTCTGGGTGGCTCAGCTTGAGGGCCGGACCTGTCGCCGCTGTGCCCCGCTGGACGGTCGGCGCTGGAAGATCGACGAGCCGCACCCGGAACCGCCGCTTCATCACCGATGCCGATGCAGCCTGGCGCCCTCCCTCGACGGCGACATCATGGGCCAGCGGCCCTACGTGCGCGCCCTTAAGGTCAAGGGGCGCGACGACCAGGCCAAGTTCCGCAGCATCGGCAGCATGACCAAGAAGCAGCGCGAAGCTGCCGGCCTTGAGGTTGGTCAGGTTAGCGCAGGCACCACATACGCCGACTGGTTCGCGAGCCAGAGCGCCCGGTATCAGCGCGAATGGCTGGGAGACCGGCGCTACCGCCTCTACAAAGAGGGCGGCTACAGCCTGGACCGATTCACCGATCCTCGGCAACGCGAGTACACGCTGGACGAGTTGAGAGCACGCGACCGCGAGACATTCGCCGAGGTGTTTGGCGAGGCGGCATGAGGTAGGCTGACAGCATGACCCCAGCCGATCCCGATTTCATCACCTGGTGGCGACTGTGGCGCCTGCTGCAGTCCGGCAGCGGAACGCTCGCCGACCAACTCCAGGCCCGCCTCTGCTGGAACCTCTCTTTCGAGGTTCGACGCCGCCTAGGCGATTTCGAAGACTGACCAACAATTTTATTCAAAGCCCCGCCATTGAGCGGGGTTTTTTAATGGCTGCTCGCCAGGCGGGCGGCCTCAACGCGCTCAAGGAGCACAACACCATGCCACTGGAAATCGACTTCTCTGAACTCGGCATCGAGCTGGAAGAAGACAAGGCCAAGGCTCTCAAGGAGGCGCTGGACGCCAAACATGAGGAAGCGCTCAACAGCGAGGTCAGCGGCCTCAAGTCAAAGCGCGACCAACTGCTCGAATCACAGAAAACGCTCAAGTCTCAGCTCAAGCAATTCGAGGGGCTGGACCCCGAGCGGGCCCGCAGGCTCGAGCAGCAGCTGGCCGAGAACGAGGAGGCCCAGCTGATCGCCGACGGCAAGCTCGACGAGGTGCTGAACAAGCGCACAGAGCGGATGCGGGAAGGCTATGACCGCCAGCTGAGCGAGGCTCAGCAGACCGCAGAGAGCGCCAAGGCGTTCGCCGACAAGTTCCGCGGCCGGGTCATGAGCGACGAGATCCGAACTGCGGCCGCCGAAGTCGGCATCGTGGACTCGGCTGTTCAAGACGCAGTCTACCGCGCAAGTTCGCTGTTCGAAGTCGATGACGAGGGCAACGTTGTGCCCCGAGAGGAGGCCGGTCTGGATGCAGACGGCAAGCCTCTCACCCCTTCCGCATGGCTTGAGTCCATGCGAGAGAAAGCTCCGCACTGGTTCCCGCAGCCCAAGGGGTCAGGGGCGCCGGGTGGCGGAGGTGGTTCCTCAGCGCCAAGGGCGTGGAAGGACGCGAAGTCTACCGCCGAAAAGGTGGAAATCCTGAAACGCAAGCAAAACCAATGAGGTAGCGCCCTATGGCACTCTCTGATATGAAAGTCTTCAACGACTTCCTGTACTCGGCAGCCACCGAGACCATCCGCCAGCAGATCGAACTGTTCAACGCCGCCACCGGCGGTGCTCTGCAGCTCCAGCAGGCGGGCAACGTGGGCGATTTCGCTCACGAGGCCTCCTACAAGGCCATCGCCAACCTGATGCGTCGTCGCAACGCCTACGGCACCGGCGCCGTCAGCCCGACCACTCTGGCCCAGATGGACCATGTGGCGGTGAAGATCGCCGGCGGCACCTCCCCGGTGGAGTTCCAGCCGCAGCAGTTTCAGTGGATCCAGCGTCAGCCCGAAGAGGCCGGTGTGGTGATCGGCGAGCAGGTCGCTCGAGGCGTCATCGCCGATGAGGTGAACACCGCCATCCTGGCCCTGCAGACCGCGATGATTGGCAACTCCGCCGTGGCGCATGACGCCACCGCCGGCACTCTGAATCTGAACGCCCTCAACAAGGGCGCCGGCAAGTTCGGCGATCGCATGATGGACATCATGGTCTGGGTGCTCCACTCCAAGCCGATGACCGACCTGTTCGACGGCGCCCTGACCAACGGCAATCAGCTGTTCGAATTCGGCACCGTGCGCGTCACCCAGGATGGGTTCGGCCGCCGGTTCGTGATGACCGACTCTCCTGCGCTGTACGAGGCCGACGGCGGTGGTGCTGGCACCGACCACTATCACACTCTGGGGCTGGCCGATGGCGCCGCGGTGGTCGAGGACAACAACGACTACTACGCCACCGTCGAGGAGAAGACCGGCGACGAGAACATCCGCCGCATCTTCCAGGCTGAGTACACCTACAACCTGGGTCTCAAGGGCTACTCCTATGGCGGCACCAAGTCCCCGGACGACGCCACCATCGGCACCGGCGGGAACTGGTCGCAGATCGCCAGCGACGTGAAGGATACCGCAGGCGTCGTAGTAACTAGCCTGTAATGCCTGGCGGGCGGCCTGCGGGTCGCCCGCTGACCTGCTGATAGGAGTCAGCCATGCACCTGATCTACACCACGCGCCGCCGCGGCTTCGAGCCCGGGCGGCAGTACCGCAATCCCCGCTTCTTCGCCGGCGCCGACAAGGCCGCCACCAGCGTCACCGTCGAGGGCCATCACCCCGACGTGGTCGCCGCCTACGAGGCCGCCGGCATCGAGGTCGAGGTGATCGGCGCCGAAGAACCGCGTCCGGACGATGCCGAGTCCGACGAGCGGGCCCGCCGCGCCGAACTGATGGACGCAATCGAGCACGCCACCGGCAAGCGCCCCGGCGCCAACACCAAGACCGAGACCCTGGAGCAGCGGATGGCCGAGATCGAGTCCGGCAGCCAGGACGAAGACGGGCAGGAGTAACCCATGGCCACCTACGTCACCGTTGACGATGTCGACACCAAACTGGGCGCCGGCTGGGAAGGCTCGGGCGACAAGACGCGCGCCGTGCTGGAGGCCAACACCTGGCTCACCGCCAAGCGGGCCCGGCTCGCCGATCCTGTCGACGATGACGTGGTCATGGCCGGCGCCCTGCTGGCCCAGGAGGCAGCGAATGGCCGGCTCTACGCCGACACCGACGGCGCCCTGAAGCGCGAGCGGGTAAGGGCCGACACCGTCGAGGTGGAGACCGAGTACCAGGACGGCGCCCAGGCGCAGACCGGCGCGCTGTCGATGATCTCCGACCTGCTGGCCCCGTACCTGCCGAAGACCAACGGGGTCACCATCCTCAAGAGGTTGTAATGGGCTACATCCAGGACAAGATCAACGCCAAGGTGCCCAAGGCGTTCGACGGCAAGCTGAGTGACGCCGTGCGGCCCTTCACTGGCTCCCGCGAGATAGCCGGCGAGTACGATCCAGTGACTGGCAGCAGTACGACAACGGTAGCCTACTCTGGCCGAGGGGTATTCAGCGGATACTCGGTCCAAGAGGTCGACGATCAGCACATCAGGCGTACCGACGTGAAACTCTCCGGCGTACTCCAGAACGAACTGATCTTGGACGCTGACCAGGCCCCGGCCACGCCCAAGGTCGACGACACCATCGACGGCATGCTGGTGGTTAACGTTGGGCAGGATCCGGCCAAAGCCACTTGGACTCTGCAGCTCAGGAGACCGTAAACTGAGTTGGAACAAGCGGCTACAATAGCTACACCTCCCAAACCCGACGGTTACAGAATGGGCAATGACAACGAATTACTGGATCAATTCGCCGTTGAGGCGATGAAGTCTCTGGTCACGGCCGAGGGCGTAGAGCTTCTCAACACCGACACCCGGCATCGGGCAGCGATCGCAAGAACCGCGTACAGCATCGCGGCGGAGATGTTGAAAGAGCGAGAATTGGCTCACAAAGAGCAGGAATGGTCTGCAGTCAATGTTCACGACCTCGTCAAACGCGCAAAGACCAAGTCTTTCCTGCGTCACTTTGGCATATCCACCGTTGCTCAAGCCATGAAGCTATCCCTTCAGGAGCTGCGCAGAACAGAAGGGGTTGGTCCAGCCCTCATTGAAGATTTGCAGCAAGCTTTGAAACCCTACGGTGGCCTGCGATCACGCTAGGGCCTGCCGCTACTTGCCCAGCCAACGTGCTGGGTTTTTTACGCCTGGAGAAAAAATGACGACGCGCAAGGGATGGTCCAAATCACTTTCCGGCTTTGCGCGAGAAGTGGAGTACGCCCTGGACAAACAGCAGGGTGAAATGGTGCTGTTCGCTCTGCAGCAGCTCATTCTTCACTCACCTGTCGACACAGGAGCCTACAAGGGGAGTCATCTGGTTACCGTGAATGGCAGTGACAACTCAGCGGTGCCCGAGCCGGACAAGTCAGGCGCCCGAGTCCGGCGAGATGCCGAGGCTGTTTTGTCAGCCGCCCGGGGCAAGCCCTTCAAAGCTGTGATCCTTCAGTCAAACATAATCTACGGCGAGAGCCTGGAACATGGGCATTCACAGCAGGCGCCTCTAGGCGTCTATTCCATTGCCTTCGAATCCTTGCGTGCGAGGTATATCAATTGACCTTCGACGAGATCCGCATCGCTATCGAGTCGCGCATGGTGGCATGGGATGGCGTGCCTGTGGCCTATGACGGCGCCCCCAACGGACCGAGCGTGGATGCGGCCATAACCAACCAGGAGCCCTGGGTAAGGCTGACCATCCAGCACGGCGACAGCTTCGTCGCTGGTCTCGGCTCCGAACCCTGCGTTCGCCGCCCCGGGCTGATCATGTGCCAGGTGTTCACCAAGGACAATCAGGGCAGCCGGCAGGCGTATCAGATCGCCGACTCCCTGGCT